ATGTCAACACATGAAAAGGGAACCGTTCAACCAAACAAACAAGCCTTACTCAATCGGCTGAAACGGATTGAAGGTCAAGTACGTGGTGTGCAGAAGATGGTTGATAACGATAAGTATTGTGTCGATATCCTTCACCAAATTTCGGCGATTCAATCTGCCATGAAAAAGGTGAGTATTGCTTTAATGGAAGATCATACAAACCACTGTGTCGCCAATGCTATCAAAGAAGGCAACAAGGAAGAAGTGATCGATGAATTGATGGATGTCATGAAGCGATTAATGTAAATGTAGAATGAGCATTTGAAGAATGGTTACGGATGCGATTTCTGCTTAGCCGCATTTTCTATTTAACAAATGCGGTTCGTTTTAATTCCTTCATTTTTTGCCGTTTATGTGGTAACAGCAACGGTTCAGCTTGATCTTTAAAGAACTTATTGTTTGTCAAACCCCTGTTTGAAAGGATGGATAATTTTCAGATGAAAAATCATTGGACAGAAGAAGAACTCGTTGAAAACTTTACACCACTTCCCTTCCCACTGAACGAACATTCGTAGACAAATAATTGCGACCACTAAGCTTGGTTGTGCTGTAATATTTAAGTTAATGGGAGAGTAAAAATCTGAAAGATTTATAAAAGCACTTTAATAAAGTAAAGGTGCCAAATTTGTGCCAAAAGACCTCATCCACAATTAAAAAGTGGGCTTCGACAATCGCCGAAACCCACATCATGTAAGTGTTTATCATGGAGCTTCCTACCGGGCTTGAACCGGTGACCTCATCCTTACCATTCTGGGGCAACGAACAATAACCTTTTTTTTAGTTAAAATGAGATATTGCTGTTACCACCTCGCTTTTCTTGCCACATAAGGCTCTCACTTTAAAAATCCCTCATTTCACTTCTTATCACGTTACCAACCCAGTTACCGTCTTTGCATAATCGTCACTAAATAGCTCAGTACCGATTTCTTTAGCCGCAGCTTCTTGAAGACCTGGCAAGAGATGTGAATACGTATCAATTGTTACTTGAACAGATGAATGACCTAAACGTTCTTGAACGACTTTCGGGTGAAAGTTAAGTCGTAATAGTTGAGTAGCGTGTGTATGTCTCAAATCATGAAACCTTATTTTCGGGTTTTTGGATATATCAAGTAGTTTAAACCAAGTTCTTACGAGATTACGGGGTGATAGGTGCGTACCTAGTGAGGTAGCTACGACGATGTTATTGTCTTTGTATACTGATCCAGCACGTAGTTTGTCTTCTTTTTGTTTTTTATCATGTCGTATTAATGCATCAATCGTTTCTTGAGGTATGGATACTAGCCTCTTGCCAGTGGTGGTTTTAGTTGATCCAATCGTCATATCTCTTTTTAACGAACCCTCAATGGATAATGTCTTCCTACGTACGTCTATTTGATCCCATTTTAAAGCGAGTATTTCACCTTGTCTCATCCCAGTTGCTAATGCTAGATGAAACGCAATGTAGTATTGTGTTCCTTCTGCTACTTTTAGAAAGTGTTTAACCTCGTCTCGATCCCATACCTTAATGGCTGGAGACTTACCAGACGGTAAATCTGCTAGGGCAGCAGGGTTATTTTTTAATTTTCCTTTCTTAACAGCCGCATTAAGCGATGCTTTACAAATACTATGATGAATCTTTTTGATGCTTGTAGCAGATAAATTTTTCTCTGTATAAAGATGATCATAAAATGTGTCGAACATATCGACTCTCAGCTCTGATAGGGTGACATGTCCCAGGTATTCATTGATATGAAGGTTAATACTATTTTGATACCCCTTTAACGTTCCAGCTTCAATGGAATTTCGTTTGTTGTGTATCCAAGACTGTAGATAATCCTCAAATGAAGTTTTATCAGGCTCCTGATATTCACCAGCCTCAATCTCAGCGATCATACGATTCATGGCTTTCTCAGCATCTTCTTTTCTTTTAAACCCAGATACACGCTTTTGCTTACGTCTACCTGTACGATTGTCATAGCCAAGAGTGACTATAAACGAGTATTTAGTTCCTCTCTTTTGAATGTGACCACGCATTAGGCGACACTCCTTAATAGGATATATTTAGATTGAATTTGTTGAGCTCTTACTTCTGCATGTGCAAGCGGTACTTGAAAGCGATGCGCCAGCTCATCTACTGTTATATATGAGTTGCGTTGGTACTCTTCAATCACTAAGTTAATAGGCATTGAAGCGTAATATGCAAATCTGTTAGCTTGTATCTCCATGAACTCTGCAACTGTTTTAACGGCTTTTCTTTGATCTACATCATGGAGAAAAAAATGACCGAGTTCGTGAAAAAAAGCCCAAACCTTTTCATAAGGTGATAGATTTACATTTAAATAGATAACTTTCAATCCAAAAGATTCATTGGATCGAGTTCTTCCCTCGGTCACTCTTAACAAGATACCTAATTTCTCAGCAATTAATTCGGGGTTAAGGCATCTTATAGAGTTCACTTTATTGTCTCGATACATGTCCAGTACGATTTGTTCGATTTTCGAAATGTAAATTTTGAACCCCTCCTTGATAAGAATGTATGTTCGGTTTATAGTTAAGAGAGAACGCCGTTCGAGACGGCGCTATCATTAGGAAGAATAACTTTCGATAGATATTTCTATATTAATAAAGATATTAATACCATAATTGGCATAACTATTCTTCTGTTTCTATAATCTTTTCGAATGTTATATCATCATTTCCGAATGAACGTTCAGAGAGAATTACATCTTCACCAGGATATAACAATTCGTATCCTATCACCGCGTCCACCGTTGCACCTGGCTTAATGTTAGTGTCCCCCATATTGACTAGTTCTTCTTTATATCCTTCCGGGAAACTCCCGTTTGCTCCCATCAGCGATTCCACTGTTACGTCGGTTTCTTGCTCCGAACTATACGCTTGAGCGGCTGCCATCCAAGGACTTGTGTCGTCATCGCTATTATTTGTAAAAGTTAATTCAATCGCAATTATTTGAGTTTCTTCATCTCGGGCATTTTCCATTTGTTCTACTTCTTGAAATTCAAAAACGTAATCGCCTGTGTCCAGGTAATCATCGTTGACCTCATTATTTGCGGTGTCGTCGTCTTCATCAGCAGATAGTTCTTCTTGATCGTCTTCGTCCACATCAGCCGCGCTATCTTCTTCTGCACCTTCGGCCTCATCTGCATCGCTCGGTTCGTCTGTTCCATCGCCACAAGCAGATAATAGTAGAGCTGATCCTAGTCCGATTGATAATAAATACTTCTTCAAAATAAAACCCCCATAATAATTTATATCTATATTAATAGTGAAATTAATACCATAATTGGTTGGTTAAACCATTAATATACGCATAAAGAAATGCGCAATATAGACCTTGTCTAACTTGAAATATCAGATAATTAATAACGTGGGAGAAGATCAGTCTTCGCCCAATCTATTCCTTGACCTTTTGAATTCCTCGTCACCCTCGTAAGCCTTCTCGACACGTTCTTTAGCTCTACGAAGTCTACGTAATTCAAACTCTACAACTTCATCAAGTGCCTCTTTTTCTTCAGGTGTGATGTCATCTGCGCCTCCGTAGAAGTAGGTTTTTACTTCTTGGTCATTAATAGGCGTTTTATTCGTGTCTTTTCCTAATAGATAGTCGGTGCTGACATCAAAATATTTAGCTATCTTTAATAGCGTTTCATAATCAGGTTCCCTTGATCCGTTTTCATAGCCTGAGTATGTTGTCCTCGGAATCCCTAATCGTTTGGATAACTCGGTTTGACTGATTTTTAATTCAGTGCGTAATTTAGATAATTTATCAGAGAGCATAGCCATACTCCTTATAATGATATGTCTCAAGTATACATGACTCAATAAGAGTCATAAACAATTGACTCAAAAAGAATCAAAAAAATGTTGACATGACTCAAAATGAGTCTTATACTAAAAACACAGAGACGCAATACGAGTCAACGGGAGGTGTGATGCATGAGAAAATGGTTAGCTGATTTAAGAGATGAAGCAGGTTTCACTCAACAAGAGCTAGCGGATAAGCTTAATATATCTAGAAGTCATCTATCAAGTATTGAAGTTGGGACAAGACTTCCAGGAGGTAGGACAGCTAAGAAATTGGCTGACGAGTTGGGTTTTGATATGAATATTTTTTTTGAAGATAACAGACTCAAATCGAGTCAAAAAACTACAGCATAGGAGGAATTCTAATGAAAGAACTAGTCTTCATTAACAATGATCGAGTAGTAACTGACAGTATCACTCTTGCCAATGAATTCGATAAACGACACGACCATGTGATGCGCGATATTGAGACGCAGATCGAGAAGCTCGCCGAAGCTGGCGAAAGTGAATTCTCAGTCCTCAACTTTGGGGATTCAGTTTATATCAACGAAAGAGGGCGTTCTTACAAAAAATATCTATTAACTGAAGATGCATTTGCTTTAATCGCAATGTCATATGTCACTCCCAAAGCTATGAAGAAAAAAATCACTTTCCTGAATGAGTTTAGAGATTTAAAACAAAAAATCGAAAAAAACAAAGTGAAGGTACTGGACGAGAAGCAATCACTAATTCAATCAATGAAGCTAACGATTGAAACAAGCGAGCGACAGGATCGAACAGAGGAAAAACTGACTGAGCTTGAAACAAAGGTTGAAGAGCAAATTACATTGGATTACCACGAACAAAGAATGGTACAAAAAGCAATCGGCAAGAGAGTGCATCATTTCACAGAAGAACAAGATATGAAGCGCAAATATTATAGCCAATTGCACAGAGATATTAAAGATCGATTTGCTGTAGCTAGTTATAAAGATATAAAACGTAAAGATTTGCTACCAGCTACTAACTACATTAACCACTGGATTCCTAAGAGAGTTGCATAAAATGCGACTATGAAGTTTTCAAAGAACAGTAAAGGAGTGATTAAAAATGAGCTTTGAAGATACTTTACGGAAAGTCGTAGAGGAAGTGGTCGGGGAGGAAATCAGATCACTTGAACAAAGGTTGGCGGAGAGACAAGTGAACGATCCATACCCCCGAGTTCTTACTATAAAAGAGGCGGCGGAGATCATGAGAGTTTCGGAGCAAAGAATGAGGGACATCGCAAATCATGTTGTTGGGTTTCCTGCTATCAGAGAGGAGGGCAAAAATACGAGGATCAAGATACCAAAAGAGAAGTTTTATCAGTGGTTGGATAACACTGAGCTTATCTCTTAACCCGATCATACAGTTACCACCTACCGCAGTCCATTCCAATTTGGAATATCCAATTCTTTTAGGGGAGGTGAGGAAATTGAAGTATGGCGGGGCAATGAGAGCGCTTAGAAAAAAGGCGGGATACAACCAAGAAGAATGGGCAGAAATCAATCACATGACACAATCAGATGTTTCAAAATACGAGAACAATCGTAAGGAACCAGCAATATCCGTTTTTCAAACCTGGTGTACAAATGCACAAGCACCAGAGGTTATGGTAGCTCTTATCATCGGCGTAGATGGTATAGGAATGATGACACAAATTATGGAGTTATTACCTCAATTCACATCAATCACAGGCTTTATATCATTGCTTTTCTAGGAGGCTAGCATGAGCGAGAAAGCACAAGAGCGCATCCTCATCGGTCTATTTACATCGGGAATCATCGCGGCGTTAATGGTCGCTCACATCACATTTTAGGAGAGATTTAGATGAACGCAGAACAAGCTAGAGAAATGGCTAAATCGGTACGCTTAAGACGAGTTGAGCGCATTTTACGAACGGTTCAAAGCGAGATAGAAGAAGCGGTCGGAAAAGGGGATTTTAGTGTAGTAGTAGCAATTCCTTATGATGGTATCGACATCCCGGAAGATGACCACATTGAAATCGTGACAATTATTAAGGGAGAGGGATTTAATTTAGAAAGTAGCTCAGGAAGCTATTACCTTACTTTAGGCATTTCTTGGGGTGAAGAAGATGCTTGAAAACGGAATGTTGCTACCAGACAAATACCTTGATCCAGTTGAACCAATGGAAATCGGAAATTGTGAGGGTTGCGTACACAGCGTATACGACGGAGAGGATCACTTAGAGTTTGACGATGTGTTGCTACACGATGACACAGCATGTATCGCAAATTATGTCAGAGACGTATCGGAGGCTAGATGATAATGCCAGTTATGCATATTGAGAACATGGCGAAGCGTGAAATTGGTCGCTTTAGAAAACGTAAGGATCGCAACGACGTTGTGGAGTTTATCAATGTGATGATCCAAGAGAACGGCTACCACTACGGTGCAGCCATTGCATCTTACTACACGGGTTACGACGCTTACACAGTCAAAACCATCTTCAAAACGCAAAAAAGAGCCGTTTGAGTGGGCGCTCAAAACGACTCGGGGGTCTAACACAATAAATTATATCTCCATTGTACCGCATCCCCCACGGGCAATCAATGGGCACAGGAGGAAGAAAATAATGAATAAAATATATTGCTTTTCGAATGTTGTTGGTGGCGGTGACGGTGTTGCCTACGCATTGGCTGATGACGGAACAGTCTTAGGAAGCCATTGGTGCAGCCATGAAAGTTATGTAAGCCATGATTTAGGAGTGGAATCAGGCACACGACCAGACAGGCACAAAACGTATAAAGAACACTTCCCGGATGGTTACGAAATGGAGTTTATATCCGCAAGCGAAGTAACGAAACATGAAGGTTTACAGGAAGCTTTTAGACTTAATCAATTGCAGGCGCAGGAGGCGGCGGAATGACACAGGTGCTCATTAAAACCGAAAATATGAGCCGTGAAGACTGGCTCAACCATCGTAAAAAAGGCATCGGCGGAAGTGATGCAGCAGCGGTGCTAGGAATTAGTAAATATAAAACACCATTCGAAGTATGGCATGAGAAATCAGAGGACTACGTGCCTAATACGGACGATCCGAGCGAAGCAGCGTATTTCGGCAACTTACTTGAAGATGTAGTCGCAGAAGAGTTTGCAAGACGAACAGGTAAGAGAGTACGAAGAAAAAACTTCATGCTTCAACATTCGGAACACCCATTTATGATTGCTGACGTTGACCGTGTGGTCGTTGGAGAAGACGCAATTCTAGAATGCAAAACAGCGAATCAGTTTTTAGCGAAGGATTGGGACGGAGAAGAAGTGCCAGACGCTTATCTGGTGCAAGTGCAACACTATCTAGCTGTTACAGGTAAGAGTAAAGCGTACTTTGCAGTGTTGATTGGCGGACAGCGTTTCGTATGGAAAGAGATTGATCGAGATGAAGAACTCATTCACATGATCATCCAACAGGAAAAGCGCTTTTGGGAAGATCATGTTGTGACTGGAATTGCACCTGCATTAGATGGATCAAGCGCAGCAGAAAGGTATATCAAAGAAAAGTACCCAGAATCAGACGGTGAGAAGGTTGTGAACCTTGGTAAATCGGACTTAGAGAACCTTAAACAGCTAGAGCATATCAAGGAGCAAATTAAGCTACTAGACGTTCAAAAGGCTGAGATCGAGAACAATATTAAGCAACAGATGAAAGACGCTGAAACAGCGCTCACAACGGAATATAAAGTCGTTTGGAAAAACGTAGTAAGACGTGGAATCGATACTACTAGAATCAAAAAAGAAAAGCCCGAACTTTACGACCAATACGCCAAAGAAAGCGTATCACGACCATTCAAAATCCAGACGGTATAGGAGGCTATTATGGCTACGAATCAATCACTTAAAAACAATCTATCGAAGAGTAACGGACAAGCCCCTGCCAAGCAGGGGACGACACTTAAAGGACTCCTTGAAAGTCCAGCAATTAAGAAACGTTTTGAAGAAAACCTAGGCAAGCGATCCAGTCAGTTTATTACGAGCATTGTCAATCTCTATAACTCAGAAAAGATGCTACAGAAATCAGAGCCAATGAGCGTCATTTCATCCGCAATGATCGCAGCAACAATGGACTTACCCGTTGATAAAAACCTCGGTTACGCCTATATCGTGCCATATGGCAATAAAGCAACGTTCCAGATTGGTTATAAAGGTTTAATACAACTGGCGCTACGTACAGGGCAATACAAGAACATTAACGTCATCGAGATCCACGAAGGAGAACTACAGAAATGGAACCGTCTCACAGAGGAAATTGACATTGATTTTGAAGCAAAAGAATCGGATAAAGTCGTTGGCTACGCAGGGTTTTTCGAACTCATTAACGGGTTTAGAAAGACGGTTTACTGGACCAAATCAGAAGTTGAGGCGCACAAGAAAAAGTTTAGCAAATCCGATTTCGGTTGGAAGAATGACTGGGATGCAATGGCGAAAAAGACCGTTATTCGTAATCTGTTATCCAAGTGGGGAATCCTTTCCATCGAACTACAAACAGCGTATGTCGAGGACACTAAAGACCCGCAGGATCGTAAGGAGATCAGCGAAGACGGCGAGTATTTAGACATTGATATGGCAGAGGTTCCAGAAGAACCCGCAGATGAGCCACAGGTCGAGAAGAAAGAAGCGAAGCAACAAGGATCAGCCGAAGAAATCGCCTTAGATTTTAAATGATCTATGAGTACCACGTGCCGATCCCTTACGAGTATTTAGAGATAGCGGATCAAAGCCCGAACAAGAAGCAAACATTTGCTAAGTATGTACGTGGCTACATCAAGAGTCAGTACCCAGAGTTTGAGTTTGTCAGGATCGAAAAGATGAACGCGATTTGTAGGAAGAAAAGCTAAAGAACTAAGAACATCAACCAGAAAAAGAACACCAGCAGGGGAAGGTGAAGCACTTGCGCGGGGCATTCCAGATGAGTAGAGACATTTTCGAAAACCCAATTTGGGAAGATCCAGTGAAATTTCGCATATTCTTTTTCATCATCGGTAATGCAGTTTTCTCTCAGGATGGGGTTACTCATGCTGGGGTGCACCTCAAAAGGGGTCAATACCTTCGTTCATTACGTAAGTTGAGAGAAGACTTAACTTATCGAGAAGGCAAAGGAAATGCAATAAAACAGTACCCATTAACAACGATTCAGAGGAAGCTTAAATCACTTGAAAACGAAGAGAAAATAATCATGAAAACACTCGAAAATGGAACACTCTTTACAGTGGTCAATTACGAGAAGTATCAAGGATTAGAGAACTACAAGATACATGAAATGGAACAGCTACGGAACAGTGATGGAACAGTGACGGAACAGGAACGGAACAATAATAAGAATGTTAAAGAATGTAGTAAGAATGATTCTGTTGTTGTTACTAATACGCACGAAACAAATTCAAATCATGACGTGGATAAAATAGCTGAACGATATGCAGATTTAAGAACCGCACAGGAAGGCAAAGAGATTTACCCGAGCATTAGTGATTATGATGCCATCGCCCAGGTTGTCGCCCGTGGTATACCGTTACCGCAAACAATCAAATGGCTTGATCAATGCTTTGAGGAATATCGAGAGCGTGATCCTAACGGTGCTATCAAGAGCTTTAAATACTGCATGAAATATATCGAGAGCAGACACGAAGAGTCCCTTGCGAAGAGTCATGCAAAAGAGGTGAAGCCAAGTGGAGGGTATAGCAGCAGTCATCGAGCAAATCAAAGCGAAAGCCAACGAGGTTCAAAAGAATCCGTCATTGGCGGACAAACAGGATGGATTAATCGTAAAAGAGCCTAAGTGCACAGAATGTCAGGACAAGCTCGGATGGTTAGAGGATCGCAATGGCATTGAGGTTTATGTTAAATGTCCATGTCGAGAACAACGAGCCTTAGCGAACAATATTCGAACCAGTGAAATTACTGATTCCTTTCGAAAGGCAGACTTTAAAACGTTTCAAACGGAGGGCAAGCCAGAGATTGTGCAACATGCTTATGAATGTGCGGTGACTTACTTTAAGGATTTCAAAGACATTCACAAAGAACGTTGTAATAGCATTCAGCTTCTTGGAAGCTCAGGAGCAGGGAAAACGCATCTGCTTACAGCCGTTGCCAACTACCTCATGCGTACTAAGATTCCAGACCCTAAAGAGTACGACAAAGAGCGCCAACGCTATGTGCAAGTTCATTACTTCCCTTTCGTTGAGGGGTTCAATAACTTGCGTGATGACTTTGAAAAGCTCGAAGCCAAAATTAATCGAATGCAGACCGTGGATGTGCTGTTTATCGACGATCTATTCAAGCCAGTAAGCAAATGGCATAACGGAGAACGAATAAAGGTTCCAAGAGCTACAGAATGGCAGATTGAACAGATGCAGGCCGTTGTTAATTATCGCTACCTCAACCACAAACCCGTACTTGTTTCGTCCGAATGGGATGTAGACGGATTGTTTGATGTTGACGAGGCGTTGGCTTCAAGACTCTATGAAATGTCGAAGGATTACACGGTTGTGATTAAGGGTGACCGAATGAAACTCAATCATAGGATGGGTGATTAAATGTGCAACGTATGTAACGGCTCAGGGATCGTGTACACGCAATTAAGCTACGGGGTGCGAGCTGACGGGTGCATCGCCTGTCCCCGAGAGGTGCAAGAACAAAGAGAGCGTGAGCGCATCAAAAACTATCAAACTCTGAAAGCTAAATTCCAACGTCACGTAAACAGGAGGCGGGCGGTGTGATCGATCGTAAGCGAGTTGGCGAACGACTGATTGAGCTACGAGACATCGACAATCGTACTTTGGAAAGTGCTGCAATGATGATAGGCATACATGAAAACACGCTTGCGAGTTACGAACACGGGAAACGCTTGCCATCACCTGATCGAATGGTGTTAATCGCTGATTATTATGATCAGCCTGTTGAAGAGCTATTTTTCTCTTACAGGAAGGAGCATAAAGCATGACATTAGAGCAACTAGATTTAGTCGACCAGTTAGTGCCTAATCGCAAATACAAAGGGCTAACGCTCAGTCAACTTGTAACGGCGCACGCAAAGCATGCTAAGGATCGCGCAGAAATTGAAATGGAGTGGGAGTTACAAAGCAACTTGCCGTACCCGTATCACATGGACGACGTAGGGCGCATTGTCAAAGACGCTACGGATGTGATGAGGGATAAGGATGCACCGAAGCACATTGTGTGGGAGAGGGATTTGTGGTTAACGAGACGAGCGAGACGTGAGGAGGCGGAGTGATGGAAATTAAAACACCAGTGTTGACGAAGGAACAGGCGGATATGGTGGAAAGAATAAAAGAGGAAAAAGATATAAATTATGCTCTAGAACGTCATGCAGACGAGACGAGATCGTGGACGAGCTTTAACGTCGGTCTGAATGCTCTAAGAATCGATGAACTTGCAATTGCTTTAATACACGGATACGAGGTCGAGCAGACGGCGGAAGAACGGTTAGCAGAATACTACAAGGAGTACAAAGGAATTATTGAAAGTCCCATCTACAATCTTCAAGACAAGATATTTGCTGGTGGAGTCGTCTCTGCAATTAACGCCATGTTGAATATTGAGAGTAGATCAATCCAAGGTATCAACAAGGAGGCGAATGAGTGAGGGGCGGTAAGTTACTGGAGCTAATGGATAAATACTCAGAATGCCCAGAGTGTGGAAATACCAATCTTGGAAATGGTGAAGGTGAGCTAATAGTTACAGGCACTAGCTATCACCGATCATGCAAGTGCGGATGGGTTGTAAGGTATGAGTCATAAGGAGGCAAATAAATGAACGAAATCTTAGAATGTCACAACTGTGGTCGTCCGTTAAAGGATGCTAAGAGTCGAGAGCGTGGCTATGGTCCAAAGTGTTGGCAGAAGTTGAAGGAGAAGTCAGAGGAGGCGGAGTGAGTGAAGGTTTTTAAAATGAATGATTATGACTGGGTTGCAGCAGAAAACGAAAAACAAGCAAAAGAGCATTATGAATTTGAAACTGGCTTTAGTGATATTGAAATCGAAGAAGATTTTGAAGGTGAAGTAAGTCTTGATGAAACGATGTTAATTAGCGTTGATGATTTACCCAATGAAGTACAAAAAAAAGCGTTGGTAATGGAGCGAATTCATGGGGTGCTGTGGGTGAGAAAGTCGTTTTCTTGGATGATTGAGCAAGATAAAATAACAAAACCTTGCATCATTGCTTCAACTGAATGTTAGGAGGCGAAGGGCGATGAGTGACAAAGATCGGACAACGGCAAAAGCGTTATTAGCTTGGGGATTAGGGTTTGTTGCCGAGCAAGAAGAAAGGGATGAACGCATTGTTGAAGAGCGTCAAGAGCAAGAGAAAGGAGCGAAGGGTGATGAGTGATGAGAAGCGAGGATTGTACGGAAAGTATCACATTATACGAGCTGACGGAAAGCCGTTGAAGCAGGATTTTAAGTTTGTGCTATCCCCTGAGAACGATCCTGCTGGATTAGAAGCTCTTAAAACCTATCAAAGAGAAACGACTAACATGCAACTTTCGAAGGATTTAAAGCTTATGATTCAAGTTATTGAGCAAGAGAAGGGAGGCGAAGGGCGATGAGTAGGGAGATTAAGTTTGAGTTTTGGGATACAGATTTCAACGAGATGATACCTGCCGATGAATTAACGGCAATCGGAATTGGCAATGCGCTAACAGATAAAAAAAGATATATTCCTAGACAATACACTGGACTCAAAGACAAACACGAGACGAACATTTACGAGGGGGACATTATTGAGTTTAACGACTGTTCCTACGACAGAACAGGTGGAAACAGGGGCGATCAAATACTAAGGGGTCCAGTCGTTTATACTGGTGCAGCGTTTTGGTGTGAGGGCATCCTCCTTATTGATGTCGAATGCAATGATGAAGAGCTTGAAATTATCGGCAACATCTATGAAAACAAGGAATTACTGGAGGAAAGCACAACATGACGTACTGCAAGAAGCTAGAGGTATCAGCAGCAATAACACGGGGTGAACGAACATTAGCCACAGCTAAAAACTACCCCGTTGATCCATGCAACGGCAACTGTGAGATTAACAACTCGTGCGTAAAGACGATACACGCAGAGGTTGCAGCATTGATGAAATGTGCTAGGCACGGAATAGCGACAGAGGGCGCAGAGATTTGGGTGAGCCACAAGCCATGTGCCGAGTGTACAAAAGCAATCAAGTTTGCAGGGATCACCAAGGTTTATTACAGGCACGACTATCCGCATAAGTATGACAACAATTTTAGCGAGGGATTGGAGCTGGTGAAGGCGTGAACCTACAGAAACTATTTGAAACTCAGAAACAGTTAGATGAACGGATTATCAAGGAGAAAGGGTTGGAAGCCGAGGACTTGACTCTGAAACGTGTGAGAGCGCTGTTGACAGAGTTGGGGGAGCTATCCAATGAGGAACCGAGCTTTAAGTTTTGGAGTGAGGATCGGGAGCCGAGGACAAAACTTAGAGTTGAATGCACAACTTGCATCGGTACAGGAGATATAAATGCAGAGTCCAACATGCAGCAAATGTTAGAAGGTCAGTCAGGAGTTCCTTATGAAGAATGTGATCATTGTGATGGTACTGGAACAGAAAGATACAAAAACCCACTCCTAGAAGAGTACGTCGATTGTTTGCATTTCATCCTCTCAATCGGTTTAAACAACGGATATTACGACGTGCATAAAGATTATGTGATGACATTAAATCCAATGTTCAGACAGAGCGTTGATCACTCAATAATTCAATTGATGCAAACAGATTGGGAGTATTACACCACTACTATTGAGGGTGATTACAAGGATGGTTTTGAAGTGTTTCTGGGACTCGGAAGCATGCTCGGATTTACCACAGAACAAGTCGAACAAGCCTACTACGCTAAAAACAAAATCAATCACGATCGACAAGCCAACGGTTACTAGGAGGGGCGCATGACACAACTAGAGGTTAAACAGGATATTTCATTCACCATCTACGGCGAACCAGTGGCACAAGGCAGACCGAGAGCAGGGCGGGATCGCAAGGGCAATGTACAGATGTACGATCCTCTAAAAAGCCGAGATTATAAGCAATACGTCAAGTTGGCAGCAGCTGAGCATAGACCAAGTAAGTTGCTAAGTGGCGAGCTAGAGCTAGTGGTGGATGTGTACAGGCAGATACCGAAAAGCCTAGCAAAATACAAGCGGGCACTAGCAATTGAGGGCAAGCTCAGACCGATTACCAAGCCTGACGTTGATAATTACGTCAAGGGCATCAAGGATGGGCTTTCAGGGATCATTTGGGAGGACGACAAACAAGTTGTCGATTTGACGGTACGTAAGTGGTACAGCGACGAGCCGAGGGTTGAGGTTCAAGTTAAGGAGGTTGGGCAGTGAGTGATGATCAAATGTTAAGAGAAGTGCTCGAAAGGCGGAGACAATGGGGAAAGACAAGAGACAGTGATTTTGATTGGTTCGTTGAACGAGCTGAGAAAGCGGAACGTTATGAGAAAGCACTTATCAAAGCAAAAGACGCATTACAGGATATTGTAACCGAATTGCGTCCTAGTGACGGTGAAGATGAGTTTTTGGGGGAAGCGATAGACACAATCATAGACGTATTGGAGGAATCTGAATGAAAACAATGACGAAGAGTGAGCAGATCAAGTGGCAGCGTAAGGTGATTCGTGAGGAGATCCAAGAAGAAGAGGTCAACAAACGTGCTAGAGAAATTGCGGAGAGGGTTTTAGGGTAAAGGTTATCAAAGGAGGTGACCAAAATGGATATTATATGGCTACCTATTCTCATAGCAATGCTGTTACCATTCATTGTTGCATTTATAATATATGCAGAGAAAACAAAGAAATAAAAAAAATAAAAAGACCCCTTGCGGAGTCTGTACCCACAGAGAGTATACCACATACACGGGAGGGGTCGCATTGAGTAAAACGGCGGAGATTGATTTGAGCAAAGATGCGGTGTTGATTATAAAAGGCGGGCAAATTACACAGGTAGAGAAGCCAGTCACGGGGTTTGGAGAGCAAGTTATTACATGGCAGGATCACAAGCTGGTGCATAAAAAGGTGTCGGCGACAGAACGATTATAAGTAGCTTATCGGAAAAACCGAGAGCGCTAATTGATACAGCAATAGCTGTGTTGGTTGGTGCTCTTTTTTATTGGGAGGGACGAGATGACGGATAAGCAGACTAAGAAGAAGCCACAGAAACAAAAGGAAACGCACTCAGAAGCGTTTTGGGAGCAGATGATGGGGCAGAACAAGCAAACTCTGAAAAGAGGCAAAGGCGGAGCGTACAAAGGCAAATAAGAGCAAAGGGGCGGGTTGTATGTTGGATCTAGTGATCGAGTACAAGCAAAAGCGTAAAGAGTTGGTCAAGTATCGGGAGACATTGCAACGTAAACCTATGGAGACTGATGGGGAGTGGACGCAGCTTAAAGCTGAGAAAAACGAGCATGAGATCATTGGCGGGATGATCCGAGACTTGGAGTATGCAATTGAGTGGATGGAGACGAGTAGACGACCAGGTGCAAAGCGAGATATTGAGCGACGATCCGTACACCAACGCACAATTTACATGGAGCCTAGCGCACTGGAGCGATTACGGCATAACATGTCAGAGGACAAACAAATTAGCCAGGCAGACCATTTCCGTATCGACGACGCTTTATCTATGCTTACGGCTAGAGAGCGTGAGGTTTATGTAATGGTCAAGGCAGAGTTGCTCTCGTTGGAGCAGGCGGCACAATATTTGGGTGTTGGAAAAAGTACGGTGCAAAAACATTTAGATCGAGCTAGCGCTAAAGTCGAAAATCAAATTTCTACGAGCCTATTCTCTTATGCAGGATAGGTTTTTTTATATTATTTTGTAATTTATAAATGAATTTTGGGGATAGTTGTTAATATACTAGAGTTATAGGGGGTGAAAAAATGAAAAGTGATAAATTAAGATATGCAGTATTAAGAGAGATTGACGAAGGAAATACAGACCTTACAGAACGTAATCTATATGTGTCGCAGGAAGAGTTCGACAATGCAGTGAACTATCACACGAGAGAAGGAAATTTAATAGGGGTAAATCGTGGAGATGGTCGACCAATACTAGAAAAAATAGGACCACAACTTACAGCAAAAGGCGAAGACTATTTGAGTTATCATAGTGACTTTGCAAAGACATACAGAGGTATAAAAGAGATCAGGGAATGGTTTAAGCTGTAATTTTGTCGTACGGTTGCCACCTATGTATGAGAGAGCCATTCTTATTAAGCCATGACGAGGTTGGCGTTGTGGCTTTTTGATATTTTTTGAAGAATTATGCAGGACTTTTGAACCTACTGTCGAAAGAGTGGGCAGGGGGAGATAATAATGAAAAAATATGTCAGATTTAATTATTTTGAACCAAAGCTAGTTCCTGCAGAGGTCAACGTTTTAGAAGAGTACGGCGAAGAAATAAATCAATATCCTGCAGAATCATGGGATATGCAACCATTACTGAACTATTTTATCCAACAAAGAGAGTTTTTCAATCCAAATGTAGAGTTAGGTACTGAATATTCAGAGATAGAAAAGGATTCTCTGGATTATGACGACAGAAGAAATATTTATACATTTCAGTTGTCAAAATTACGAGAAACAAATATTCCTTCAAAGAAAAGATTTGGGGAAATTAAAGAGAATATCTTGATCAATCGCGATGAATACATTGGTGAATTTAATTCTTTCATATATGATAATGAGTATAGTTCATTAGTGATGCAATCTAACTTGTATGGACTTACAGTTAAACAAGCAGAACATGTATTAACTAATCTTAGGTTTTCTTATTTAGACAGGATTGGTGAAACTGAACAAAATCCACTTGTTGTAAAATTAAATCCATTAATTGATTACTCGAAAGTTGATCGAGTTACTGACGCAGATTACTATAAGAAAATAAAATTAAGAGCCTCGGATGTTTTATTGAATGCTAATCAAGACGATCAAACGTTGTTGACTGATGCAGCTAGACTTTTAAATCAATATTCTGGCGTGAATATAGAAGTTGCTGTATCACTAGGTAGAGCAGAAAAAACAGCCTCTCTAGATCAAGAGAATGTGCGGGAAGTTATTAATCAATATTTACAGTTACAGGGTGAAAGACCACATTTTGAAATAACTTCTTCTTACAATGAAGATACTGATAACGAAACTATTAATTTAATAGAGCCAAGAATGACTGATAGAATATCTATCGAAATACAGCCAAGGGTTACAGTCGGTCATCAATATTTATCTGATAAATTCATAGAAGATATATATGACCAAAGAAGACCTGATGTTAGAAGAGTGATGGTACCGTTACAATAAAAAGGGGAGGGTTTAAGTGAGTCAATACAAACTTGCATTTCACGAGAAAATTGAGAGGTTTTGGGAAAAATATCAGGTTTGGATTTGCTTAATTTTTGCCCTTCTATCAGCTGTTCTTTATTATTTCAGTCTTCTTCAGGATATACGCGGGACTCTAGGTGATGTCATAACTTTCTCTTCAATTGTTATAGGCATTAATGGTGTATTTTTGACTCTTGTTATTACTTTGAAAGAGAGCATAGCTTTTGAGAGGCTTTCATTTCTTATGCCGAAATTTCAAGAGAGGTTATACAAAGCACTTCGAGATCTGATTTTATATGGTTTAGCTTTAGTAACACTTTCTGTGATAATTAGTCTCCTGCCTAGTTCTCCTAGCAGGTATTTATCAGCTATGGGAGTGAGTGTATGGTTTTTCTTCTTTTGGAAAGTTAGTATAGGGTCATTTTATACAGTCAAGTTAGTGACAGATATAGTTGTAAAAAGTATGAATACACCAGTCAGGAAAAAAAGGAAATAATATTCATTTTTACCAGCACCCACTCGGGTGCTTTTTTAATGCTTACATAATATCAAATTACAAGGAGGGAGCTGATATGTAATGAAAATGACTGAGAAGCAAAGGCGGTTTGCAGACTACTTTATTGAGTATGGCAATGCTCACAAAGCGGCGTTAGAGGCAGGATATAGTGAGACGTATGCAAGGACGGATTCACACACCTTACTAGAAAATCCTAGAATTAAGCCATATATAGATGAACGCCTGCAACAGCTTCAAAGTGAGAGGGTTGCTGATCAGCAGGAAATTATGGAGTTTTTAAGTTCAGTGATGCGAGGAAAAGTTACGGAACCTGTGCCTATCTTAAATGGTGACGGCTATCAAAAGGTTGTTGATTTAGTACCAGGAGTGAATGTTAGAAAAGCTGCGGCTGTTGATCTCGGCAAACGCTATGCTATGTGGACGGATAAGCAAGAGGTTTCTGTCGAAGGTGCTGTCCAGTTTGTTGATGATATAGGTGATGAGGATGGCGGTTAAAAAGCTTTCTGAGTTCATCCCGCCTGCTTTTCATTCAGTTTGGAGAGCTGCGTTAGATCCCGACACTCTCAATGTTGTAGCGAAAGGCGGTCGTGGGTCGGGGAAGTCATCAGACATTGCTCATGTCATCGTACAATTACTCATGCGATTTGCCGTAAATGGTGTTGGTATTCGTAAGTTTGACAACACAATTGAACTATCGTTGTTTGAGCAAATTAAGTGGGCAATTAGCGAGCAAGGAGTAGCGCACTTGTTTAAAGTTAATAAGTCGCCTATGAGGATCACCTATATCCCGAGAGGCAATTACATTGTGTTTCGGGGTGCGCAGGAGCCAGAGCGTATTAAATCGCTTAAATCAGCAAATTATCCTTTTGCAATTGCTTGGATTGAGGAGTTAGCCGAGTTTAAGACGGAGGACGAAGTAACAACCATCACCAACTCACTTTTACGTGGAGAGCTTGGGGATGGTCTTTTTTATAAGTTTTTTTACTCATACAACCCTCCTAAACGTAAGCAGTCTTGGGTTAACAAAAAGTATGAGAGTCATATACAGGCTGACAATACCTTTGTGCATCATTCAACCTACCTTGATAACCCGTTTATTTCACAGCAGTTTATTGAGGAGGCTGAAGCGGCAAGAGAACGTAATCAAAGCAAATATGATTGGGAGTATCTAGGCAAGGCAATTGGAAGTGGCGTTGTGCCGTTTGATAATTTGGAGTTTCGCAGGATCGAGAGCGAAGAATACAACAACTTTGATAATATCCGCCAAGGAATTGACTACGGATATGCTGCCGATCCATTTGCATTTGTTCGCTGGCACTTTGATAAGAAGAAGCGCACGATCTATGCGATGGATGAGATATATGACGTTAAGCTATCAAATCGCAAAGCATCTGAGGGCATTAAGTCTAGGGGATATGAAGACAAAGAGATCCTTGCTGATAGTGCGGAACCGAAATCGATCGATGAAATGAAGCTAGAGCATGGGATTAAACGCATTAAAGGAGCTAAGAAAGGTCCTGATAGCGTGGAATACGGCGAGGAATGGTTGGATGATTTAGATGCTATTGTGATTGATCCAAAGCGCACTCCGAACATTGCTCGTGAGTTTGAAAACATTGACTATCAGACTGACAAAGACGGCAATGTGCGTAGCAAGCTAGAGGATGCAGATAATCACACAATAGATGCAACACGTTATGCATTCTCTAACGATATGGAGAAGCGCGGGAAGTTGCGCTCTCGAAGCAAAGCTTCATTCGGATTTTAAGCAGGAGGTGAGAAGATGGATATAAGAATGAATGATCCAGAACCAAGTGTTGGTTTGGTAAAAGCGTTAATTGATGCTCATAAGAGCAGTGAAGATCTTAAAAAAGAGAAGACGAATCAGTCTTATTACGATGGTCACCACGCTATCATGGAACGAGTGTTTGATGACAAAGATAAACCAAATAACAGGATCGTCACTAACTTTTGCAAGTACATCACTGATATTAGCACTGGATATTTCATAGGTGACCCAATTTCATATAGCAGCGATGCTGATAAGTATTTGGAGAAACTACAAGAAATATTTAACCTAAATGATGAACAGTACGTAAACGCTAGGCTTGCCAAGTACGCGAGTGTATATGGTCGTGCTGCGGAAATTATGTATACAGTAAAAGAGAATGATGAGAAAGCAAAGGTTAAGTTCACGGCGCTCGATCCAGGAGAGCAATATTGTGTTTTTATCTATAGCGCTAATGTTGAGAGTGATTTAATCATGGCTTTACGTTACTACGAACACTCGGACATTCTATCAAACAAAAAAGAAACTCATGCTTTCTTGTATACAGATAAACGTATTTATCATTATGTGTCTACTGAAGGTGGTTTTGCTTTAAGGAGCGATGATGAGCATTTTTTTAGTGATGTTCCACTCACGCCGTACTACAACAAAAGCGAGACAGCAGTTGGCGACTTTGAAAGCGTAATGACGCTTAATGATGCGTATAACTCTTTACAGTCAGATGATGTTGATGAGAGTGAATACAGTAACGATGCTTACCTTATAATTGCTGGATTAGAAGCAGATGAAAAAGACGTAAAAGAAATGAAGTCTCGCCGTGTGATCGAGGTGGACAACGAAGGACAAGTACAGTGGCTTACAAAAGATATTAATGATACGTGGAAGGAAAACATGAAGACTCGTATTCACAAAGACATACACAAGATCAGTGGCGTGCCAGACATGACGGATGAGAGCTTTTCGTCGGCTGCATCAGGTATATCCATTCAATATAAGTTAACGCCTTTTGAAGACAACCGAGCAGCTAAAGAGAGATCTTTTAAGAAGGGTTTGCAGAGGCGCATAAAACTTATTACGAGCATTCTTAGTGTGCAGGGTAGTGATTACGACCCTAACGATATTAGCATTCGGTTTAGCAAAAACCTGCCTACCGATGATCAAGCTGTTGTTAATCAAGCGACAGCAGTGTTAGGCACTCGTTTAGTGAGTAGAGACACATTGCGTGCAACACTGCCAATGGTTGAAGATCCAGCGAAGGAACGCGAGAAGTTAGAAGCAGAAGAAGCAGAGGACTTAGAGCGCTTTAGCTTAGACGATCATATCGACGAGAAAGACGAAGAAGATGGCGATTAGTTATCGGCGTATGAAATTGATGCTAGAGCGAATGGCTAGAGGTAGTGAGAGGCAAATCATAAAAGTTCACGCAGATACACTAGTTGCAATCCGCAACCTGCTTGGTGACCAATATCGCCAATACGAAGAAGAAGGCAAGTTAACGTATGAAATTATGAGTAAGTACGAGCGTCTCTCTAAGCTCGAAGAGAATATTGTTAAGGTGATAAATACGATGTCTCGTAATACTCGTACTGAAATTCATAAGCAGTTACGTAACCAGTATCGAGAGTCTTATTATATGACCGCGTGGAAAATCGAAAGTGAGAGTCGCGCTTTATTAAGGTACTCGGCAGTAAAACCCCAAATTATTCATCAAGCTGTTAACAACTCGTATAACGGTTTAACTCTTAACGAGCGATTGAGTCGCCATCGGAATGATCTGATCATGAATATTCGTGAGAAGATTACAAGAGGTTTGCACCGTGGCGAAAGCTATAGTCAGATGACAAAAGCTATACAAGGTGAGCTAGAACACGATGTTGTTAAGGCTCGAAGGGTAGTGAGGACAGAAGCGCATCGTATTCGAGAAGAAGCGAATCATGAGAGCGTTGCTCATGCTGAGGAGCAAGGAATCATCATGTCAAAACAATGGAATTCATTGTCTGATGAGCGAGTGAGGGATCGGCACGATGAATTAGATGGTGTGCGGGTGGGTAGCGACGTAGAGTTTGTAATCGACGAGTATGCTGCACTTTACCCAGGAGGATTTGGAGAGCCAGAAATGGACATAAACTGTCGTTGTTTCATCTCCTACGAAATCGAAGAGATTAAGAAGGTGCAATCAAATGAAGCTGTGGCATCTATGACATATGAAGAATGGAAGTCCGAACGCCTAGCATCTTAGCAGGCGTATTTTTATGAGGAGTGATTGGTATGAGTAAAGAAATTGAAAAGTACCTCAAACAGATCGCGAACAATACTGGTGAGATCGCAAAGCAATTAAAAGAACATAACCGTCGAGAGAATAAGCGTAATATCCATCCAGTTGTTGATGGCTCAGATCGTGAATTAGAGCACCGCGAACCAACAGAACAGGAAACAAAAGCAAATGATTTGAATAACGCAGTGCAATCTTTGCAACAGCTAGGGAAGTTTGCAGGCGAATTGCAAGGGACTCAACAAACTTTGAAAGAAGCTCGACGTAAAAAGGATTATAGACAACACGCCCGCCAACGGTAGGGCTATTTTTTATGCCCTGCACGGACGGCATTAAAAGACGGGCGTTGCACGGACGGTAGAAAACGGACGGGTGCGCTATTACAAATGAACGCGACGGTAGAATACGGCGCGGGCAGGAGGATGTAATGAAAAAGTATTTTGATAGCACAGGCACTATTTCTATGAATCTACAGACTTTCAACGACGGTCAAGGTGGCGGAAGCGACGAGGGCGGCACTGGAGGTCAAGGTGAAGACAAAAGTCGCGACGGTGACGATCAAGAAGATTCAATCACGATGACCAAGGAAGAACTGGAAAAAGAAAAGAATCGTGAGTCGGATCGCCGGGTGCAAGAAGCTCTAAAAAAGCAACGAGCGGACATGCAAAAAGAGATCAAGCAACAGATCGATCAAGAGCGAAAAGATGCCGAAGAACTTGCGAAGCTCTCTGAAAAAGAGCGAGCTGAGAAGCAAGCAGAAAAAGAACGAGAGGCATTCGAGAGTGAGAAAAAAGCCTTTTACCGTGAACGTTTACAGCTACAAGCTGAACAAGACCTGTTTGATCGAAGTTTGCCAAAAGCGATTGCTCCTTATGTTCTTGCTGAGGATGCAGAAAAGACATTAGAAGTAATCACAAAGGTTGAGGAAGTTTGGAAAGGTTCACTTGAAGAGGCAGTAAATAAGCGATTGGGCGGAGATAAACCATCGTTAGGTAACACCACAACATCTACAGCAACAAAAACGCCTTCAATCACAAATCTAGCTCAGGAAGCGAATATCAGAAAATAGGAGTGAGTTATGTATGAAAAAGTCAGTTATGAAAATGAATTTACAACACTTTGCGGATCGTTTTGATCCATCGAATGTATTATTGCAAGATTCTCGAACAGGAAGCATTCCAAGTGAACAGGGGACTCTCGTTCTTAAAGAGTTTATGACTAATTCATTGGTTGCGCAACTTGCAACATATGAAGAAATGACAAAGGAAAAGAAAGAGTTTATGTATCTAGCCGAAGGTCCTGGCGCTTACTGGGTTTCAGAAGCAGAACGCATTCAAACTAGTAAAGCAACTTGGTTAAAAGCAGAAATGGAAGCAAAGAAACTCGGTGTGATTCTACCAGTCTCTAAGGAGTTTTTGCGCTATAGCGTGAGTGATTTCTTTAATCAGATGGGTCCAGCAATTGCAGAAGCATTCTATAGCAAGTTTGATGCTGCGGCACTGTTTAACAACAACTCTCCTTATGCATCAGATATGTCGATTTGGGAGCGTATTGAGAATGAAGGAAATCAAATTGAGCAAGCGACAACAGGCAACATCTATACGGACCTTAATAGTTTGTTAGCTCTAATTGAAGATGGAGATAACGAACCAAACGGGTTCACCACTACGCGCCGTTTCCGCAAGGATTTACGCGCTGCTCTAGATGGGCAGGGAAGACCAATCTTTAATGAACCAGGTCAAGGGGCAACTAACCAAGTTCTAGGATTGCCTGTAGGTTACGCAAACCGCAAGTCTTGGGATTATGACAAAGCTAATCTTATTACTGGAGATTGGGAATTTGCTCGTTACGGTATGTTGCAAGGTATCGAATATAGTATTAGCGAAGATGCGACGTTAACAACTCTGCAAGATGAGAGTGGCGAACCTATCAATCTATTTGAACGGGATATGTTTGCGTTGCGAGCGACGATGCATATTGGTTTTATGACGCTCAAAGACGATGCATTTGCAGCACTTGTACCGCAAGGATCGAATGATGGTGAATAATAGGATTAAATAGCAGGAGGTTTTAGTTTATGAGTAATACTACTAAGAACTATAAAGCTAACGGGGGCGACAGTTGGATTGTCGGCGGTACATTGGATATTGTCGGTGATGGAAAGATCACTAGAAATGGAGAAGATTTTGAGATAGGTCATGGCGAACAAGGTCCAGAAGGTCCGAGGGGACCCGAAGGTCCAGAAGGTCCTAGAGGAGAGCAAGGACCGCCAGGTGAAAATGGTTCGGATGGTGAACAAGGACCTCCTGGTCAAGATGGATCTGACGGGTCTGATGCTGAGAACCCTTTTACATCTGATGAAATTGATGCTCTAAAAGCAATAGCAGCTAATTATATGGACGGCGGTGATGGCGATTAAGCTAGTATCGAAAGGCAAGCAGACAATCAATGTAACAGACAAGGCGTACAGCGTGATCTATGCGCCTCTTGGTTATAAGGAGGTAAAGAAAAATGGCAAAGGGAAAACCGAGCAAGGGAAGCAAGAAGGACATGAGGCTAAAAAGCAATCAGAAGACAAAGGGAAGGAAACAGGCGGGGAATCCAAAGAGTAAGAAGAATTGAGGGTGAGTGATGGTTGAAATCCAATCAAAAGAATCTTTGTATAAGGATGTACTAACTCTTGCTGAGATGGAAGACAACACTAAACATCGCTTAGAAGTCGATTCGGCTTTTGAGTACGTTGAAGCGAAATGCAGGCGTTCATTCGCTGAACATGTCCCGTCCGCCGTAAAAAAAGCTATGTCTTTGCTTGTGATTTCAAATGACCAAACTCCAAATGTCCGGTCTGAGAGTGTCGGCGGTGAGTTAAGCATCACTTACAGCGAATCAGTTACTGATGCGGCAGATGCATATTTAAAACCGTTTATAAGAGCGAGGTTCCGTTAATGGGAATTAAAATCAAAGACAAAAACAAGATACCCGAGGTTGCAAAGAAACTGAGTGGCATGGATGGCAAAAAGATAAGCGTCGGAGTGCGTGGCGAGATGGAAATGATTGCACGGGTTCATGAGTATGGAATGGATATACCAGTTACCCCCAGTATGAGGGCATACTTGCACTACGAAGGTATCCACTTAAAACCGAGCACTACTCATATTCATATTCCAGAGCGTTCATTCTTGCGAAGTGGCTTTGACCGATACGAGACCGAGATTGTTGATTTGATTGAAAGTCTATTAGGTAATGTCTTTGAAGGCGGGACGAGCGGAGTGGCTTTACTAGAAGCGGTTGGATTGCAATTAGAGGGTAAGTTACAGCAACACTTAAAACAATTGTCTTCACCGCCAAATAGCAGTATGACAACAGATCGTAAGGGCTCTTCTAACCCACTTGTAGATACTGGTGGTCTTGTGGGTGCGATTGAGTTTATGGTGAAGTAATGAAGCAATCACAAGTTAAGCGTATCCTTAAAAAATATGAAATGCCGATGTCGGTAGAAGGTGAAGAAGTCCCGGGTCACTGGGAGGGTCCTGTGTGGGTTGGTCCAGTTCCGGGTGATGATATTGAATTCCGAGGATCTTTTCATCCAGTCAATAATGACGATTTGAAGTTTGCAGAAGGCGGGACATTCACAGTCAATGACCGAAAGATACTCACGACGCAAGAGATCGCTAACGGCAAAGTAGTAACGATCAAGGATGACAAATACAGAGTGATGCAGCAGAAGCCCCATAACCTATATGCGGGCTTTTTTGTGTACTACGTAAGGAGAGTGGACAATGAAGCGAAGTGAGTTGTTAGACAAGCTCTTATGGCTTGTGTGGGACGAAACAGAGCTAATCATGGTAGATGTTGAGTCTGATCATCCCAGACCAGACAACTACCCTTATGTAGCCCGCAAAATCACATCACCGTGGTCGTCATCAAGTGAGAGTGAGCGCTTTGAGGAGGCAGAGGATGGCGTGAGAGTGGTAGTCACTTCACAGCCTACTTTAACGTTGTCATTGACCGTCTACTCAGACAAAAAGGATGAGGCACTAGATAGTGCGGACGAACTGTTAAAAGCTCTAAAGCGCAATTATATGCAGTTGTCAGAGCAAGGCATTGTTCTAGCGAACTTTGAACCTATGACAGACCGTACAGTGTTTGGCGACATTACGTACGAGCACCGCATTGGGTTTGATGTGCAAATCCGAATTGAAGACGAATACTCGTACATTGTTGAAGCCATCGACACTGTTATCTCGAATGAAGAAGCGATAGGAGAGTGAAAACATGGCGATTAGAGATGTTGAGGTAACAATTACCCGTGAGACACAAACAGTGTCACAAGCGGGGTTTGGTTTGCCGTTGATCTTAGGTAAAAGCAAAAGTCATGAATATAAAACGTACAGATCGATCCAAGAAGTATCAGATGATTTCAATGTGGATGACCAAGAATACCGATTTGCGAATCGGATCTTTGCTCAGAGTCCTCGACCACAACGAGTAGCGATTAAGTCAATTGCTGACGTGAACGAGGAAGGGGATGAAGCGTCGCCAGATCAGCTAGTAACAGCGCTTAATAATACGGATGGTGATTTTTATTTCTTACTATGTACCGATCAGAGCGCTGATGTTGTTTCGGCATTATCAGACTGGATCGACACGCAACGTAAGCTGTATTTTTACACGACAGGCTCAATCGATACCATCTTAGACAGTAACTCTGAGAGATCAATCGGTTTATTGCATAGCGATCCTACAGCAGCTGCGGGTTGGGTAGGGCGATGCGCGCCAACCAATCCAGGTAGCATCACATGGAAGTTTAAGCAAGTTAGTGGAGTAGGGCTTTCAGAAGGAATCAATGACGATGAGATTGAGTTGGTGATTGATGATGAAAGCAATGGAAATGCCATCATCAGTCAGGGTGGCGTACTTCACACCACTCCAGGGCGTACTACATCGGGTGAGTTTATCGACATTCTAAGATCGCAAGATTTTGTAGAGGCTCGTTTAAAAGAGCGTGTATTTACTACATTAGTAAACGCACCTAAAGTGCCGTTTACGAACACGGGTATTGCGATGATTCGTGCAGCCGTTGAGTCGGTGCTTAAATCCGCATTCAACAACGGCATTATCGCGGAAGACGAGAATGGCGAGCCACTTTATAACATTAGTACACCTGATCGCTCAGACGTCCCGCAAGAGGACAGAGCCAAACGTACACTGCCAGATGTTAATTTTGACTTTGAATTGGCTGGTGCTATCCACGGGGTAGCGATTACCGGAGCTATTAGAGTATAGGAGGGTTATAGATGACACAGGTAATGGACCCAAAAGATTGCCAAGTTATTGTTGATACAACGTATATTACTGGATTTGCTGAGGGATCAGTGATCTCAGCTGAACAAAATGAAGATCGTTTCACTGTACACACAGGAGCGCAAGGCGAAAAGAGTCTAGGGCGTAGTCATGATGAGACGGGCGTAATCACGTTGCATTTAGCATCTACGTCGCCTTCATTAGCCTTTTTAAATGAGTTGTATAAACAAGGAGAACCGTTCCCGATTTCTTGTACGAACGCACGTACAGGTGAGTTTGTTGGTGGAGATCAAGCAATTTTACAGAAGCCACCTGGTAAAGAATGGGGATCAGAAGTAGCAGATCGAGACGTAGAAATCACAGTTTTGGATTATAGAGAGGAGTAATTGATTATGGCAGAGAAAAAAGAAGCAACAAACCAAAAGCAAGAAACTTATGTAGCGGGTAGCGGTATTGAATACAAATTCCAGCATCCAGGGGTGTTAAATTGGGTTCGGAAACGTAGTCAACTGATCGATGTGGAGACAAAAAAGATGGACCAAGAACAGCTATTACATTATGTACATGATAACGTCATCGTTGATCCAAAAGTAGATTTCGGCTATTGGGATGAGAACCTAGAAGACTTCGAAGAGGTTACCAACGAAGCACAGCGATTTCTTAGAGGGGTCAAAAAGAAGTGATCCAACCCTCTCTAAAGAGGAGAAGAAAGCCGAACAACGCAAATACTACAGGGATCGCGCGCAAGAGAACTGGTGGTTTTGGCGTCCGATTATTGGTGAAGGAGGCGGCACAATTGATGTCGCCTCTTTAACGAATGATGAAGTCTATGAGATGAATGCAGCGTTGGACATAATGAACGAAAACAGTGCGAAGAAGCAAAAAGAAGCCAAGAAGAAACAAAAGAAGAATAAGAAGAAAAAATGATGAGCGCCCTGAAAAGGGTGCTTTTTTTATGCCCTAAGAACGGGGGTGAGTGAATGGCATTAAGAGAATTAGAGGTTGAGATAGGCTTTAATATCGACACAGGCGTGTTAGACGATATGAACGAGAGTATCGACAGCGCAATGTCTGGCTTGGATGCATTAGGTCAGTCAGGTGACGATATGGGGGCTGGTATCTCTGGCGGTGCAGATGTAGGCGCTGAGGGCATTAGCGAGATCGGAGAGTCGGCAGAAGGTGCGGGCGGAGCAATGGAGGAAGCTGGGTCGACAGGCGCAGAAGCCTTAGAAGGTGTTGCAGGTTCCGCAGATGAAGCAGGCGGGTCTATGGGTGAAATGGGCGAAGCGGGCGAATCTGCTATGGGCGGTGTCGAGGAAACCGCAGGAGGCGCCGAGGAAGGCGTTGCGGGTGTCGGAGAAGAAGCCAGCCAAACAGGCGAAGCGTTAGGCGATATGGGTGATCAGGGCGGTATTGGTTTTGACACGATTGTTAAAGGTGCAGGGTTGGCAACTGGAGCCTTCACAGCAATTAAAGGACTTGTTGTAGGTGCTGGTTTTGCGATGGTCAAAAGCTTTGCCGATACCGCCAATTCAATTGATCAGGCTGCGATGCGTACTGGTATGGCAACAGAAAGCTATCAGGAAATGTCTTATGCATTAGAGCGAGTAGGGATGAAATCGTCTGACTCTGATCGTGCTTTAGAGCGTTTAAATCAGCGTATGGGTATGGCAGCAGGAGGCAACGAAAAGTACGAGAAAGCACTCACTAACTTAGGTGTATCAATGGATGATGTTCGTGCAGGAACAATCAGTACGGACGAAGCTTTTATGACAGCCATAGATTCTTTAGGTGAAATAGAGGGCGCATCTGAACGCGCAAGCGCTGCGGGAGATTTATTCGGAACTCGAATGGGTCGCCGTTTATTGCCTGCTATTGAAGCAGGATCGGATGGGATTGGTGACTTTATTGACCAAGCTCATGAGATGGGCATTATCCTTAGCGACGAAACAATTGAAGCGGGGGTAGAGTTTGGCGACACCTTAGCTGAAATAGGTGGACTCTTCGGTAATATGGGTACACAACTACAAGCTGAGTTGCTGCCGATCTTCCAGACATTTGCCGATTTTATTATCGATAACATGGGTACGATCCGAGTCGTCATTGAGATTGTCGCAGGAGCATTTGCAACATTGGCTGAGTTTGCGCTAAATGGCGCAGAGGCAATCATTGGAGCATTCGATGGTCTGCAAGAAGCAGAGAGCCTTGGCGATGTGTTTATGGGCATCGTAGATGGTTTTGGTAATCTGTTTGAAGGGCTTTTCGATGTTGTGTCATCTGTTCTTCCTGAGATAGCGGCTAATATCCCTGAGTTTTTACAGAACATGATTAGTTCGTATGCAGAGTTTTATCCAACAATGATGGAGACTGCGGTTGAATTCTTTAGCACCCTTGTTATGGGGATTGCGGAAGCTTTGCCAGAGATCGTTGCTGGTATCGCAGATCTTGTCATTACAATTGTCGAAACAATAGTGTCTTTACTGCCTTTGTTTTTACAAACTGGTATAGACATTCTATTGACTTTAATTGATGGAATTTTAACTTTGTTACCAACGTTAATTGATACAGCATTAGACCTTATTTCAACTCTTGTTGAAGCAATAATTACCCAAGTGCCAATGTTACTTGAAGCGGGGGTAGAGTTATTAATTAAGCTTGTAGAAGGCATTATTACAGCGCTACCTTTGATTATAGATGCTGCGATACAAATTATTGTCACAGTTGTTGAAATGCTTGTAGAATTCGCTCCGTTATTGATTGAAGCTGCAATAGGAATAGTTTTAACGTTAGTTGAAGGCATCATTGAATTGTTACCTATGCTTATCATAGCAGCGCTAGAGTTAATTATTACACTAGTTACAGCAATTATTGATTTGATACCAATGATTATCGATGCAGCAATTGAAATCGTGTTAGCCCTGAATATGGGGCTTATAAGCATGTTGCCAGAGATTATAGAAGCGGGTATAGAATTAATTATTGCTCTAGTCGAAGCTATCTTAGAGATGCAACCCCAACTGTATGATGCGGCAATAGATCTGATTATAGCTTTAATTGAAGGTGCATTATCTTTGTTATCTCAAATAGTCGAGATGGCTATGGAAGTAGGATCTTCAATACTAGATACCATAATTAATATGGACTGGTTAGGACTTGGAATAGATCTTGTCCAAGGTCTAATTAACGGTATGTTAGGTATGGTTGGCAATGTTATTTCAGCAGCAGCAGATTTAGCAAACTCTGTATGGGATACGTTCACAGGAATCTTCCAAACCAATTCACCTTCTCGTTTGATGATGGGTCTTGGTGACGATATTGGTATGGGGCTTCAAATAGGTATGGATGACAGTGCAATGGCAGTAGCTGATAGTGCATCAAGACTCGCAGCCTCCGCATATCCAGATGTGCATTATATTGATGATTACCGAGATACAACCCCGACTAACACAGGTGGATCATCATACACGTATAGTCCAAGGTATAATCTCGAAGTGAAAATCGAAAATGCACCAAAGAATGCAACCGAAGCGGATTACACGAAACAAGCAATCAAAGATGCGATCCGTGAAGTTGAGGAAGAGAAAAACGCCAGAGCAGTCTAGGAGGTGGTGAAATGGCGTACTTTAGAGGATCTTTTGGAGAAGTACACTTTAATATCCTTAACGAGGATCGGTCACGGGACAACGAAGTAACGGAACATCCAGTAGAAGGTAATTCAATCGTTGATCATGTACAGCAATTGCCAACTGTTTACTCTCTGCAATGTGTTTATTACGGGGATAATCCTTCACAGGTCCATCTAGACTTGTTAGCAGCTAGACGGTCAAAAGAGGTCATCAAGTACAGAGGGCGAGCAAACATGAAGAATTGCGTTATTCAGTCTATGACTACGAGCGTTGATCAAAATGATGCGAATGGTTTTCGATTTAACATCACAATACAATCTGTTCGTCTTGCTCGTCCTTCCACCTCGGGACTCTCAGGCATCCTAAGAGCCGAAGTTGATGAGGTCGGCAGTGCAGGGAGGGTACAAACGGTATGATTTTACCCATTGATGTTGAGCGTGTGCCTTATCGTTTTAATGTGGAGTTAGCCGAGGAACTTTTTGATTTTGAGGTGCATTATAACGGAGCTGGAGATTACTTCACGATTGACCTTATGAAAAACGGAGAGGACGTTGTAATCGGTGAAAAGATCACCTACGGCGTGCCTCTTTTTTATGCCTACACGGATGCTCGTTTGCCCGCAGTAACCATCACAGCCAGAGACGAGGCGGGTATTCAAAACCGTGTAAGTCGTCGCAATTTTGGTGAGACGGTGTTTTTAGAGGTGGTGGAGTAATGGAACAGTTTGGTCGAAGAGCTGAGGTTATTCTTGGTTCTTCTTCTTATATGCTTCATCGATTCAAAATTGAGTTTAATGTCGAATTTGATGATCAACCAGACTTAAACCATGCAGAGATTAAGATATACAACCTATCAAGCAATTCAATTAATCAGTTAGGCGAGGGGTTGCCTGTGATCCTAAATGCAGGGTATCAACAGGACGTAGGCGGAATCTTTTTAGGTGCGCTCTATAAGCACTACACGGAGTGGTCAGGCGTTGATAAGATCACAACCATTAAAGCTGTGGACGCCTCAGACCAATTAAGAAAGCTGCCATTTAGTCGGTCCTACAAAGCAGGAACAAACGCCGGGCAGATCATTACAGACGTTGCTCGTGCAGGAGGTTTATCAGTTGGTGCGTTATCGTTGCCGCGTAATCCTTCATACAGCCGAGGAAAGACGGTAAATGGCAGGATACCAACGATATTAAAAGAGTTGGCTAGGGATTGCGGTGCGAAGTTCCATATTGCTAAAGGTCAGGCGTTCTTCCGTGGCGGTCGTGATGGCGACAATATTCGTTTTAGGTTTACGCCAACACGAGGACTCATTGGATCGCCAGAACCTTTTGAAGAGGAACGAGACGAGCGTATCATTCGTGGGTACAACATGACAGCGTTACTTAATCACAGGATACAAGCAGACTCAATCTTTAATATCGAGAGCAGGTATGTAAACGGTCAGTATAGAGCGATGGAGGGGTCGCATGTGCTTGCGGGTAACGACTTTTATACGCACATTAAGGCGGTGTAGCAATGATTGTATGCAGGGTTGATAAAGTAAAAGGGTCAACCTATGAGTTGGACCCAATGTTTGTTGATGATAACGGTCGTAGGCTATCAGTGATCCCAGAAGCAATTGCAATGGGTACAGACACCTATAGCAGAGGCGACCTTGTTTGGGTCGGTATATCTGAGCGTGATTACTCGGATGCAATTAGAGGCAAACGTGGAAACGGTAGTAACCAAGCAAAGTATGATCCCTCAAATGCCGTAATCATTGGGAGGGTTTAACGAATGAAGAGTCTTGCGGTAGATGATACAGGTGATCTGGTTATTAAAAATGGCAACATAACAATGGTCGATGAGGACGAAGAACTGATACAAAGTTTACGACTATTACTTCAAACTAATGTTGACGAATGGTTTTTAGATCCAAGTATTGGATTGGACCATGCGGAGTTCAGGGGCAAACGAGCAGATGAAGAGGATATGACGGTTGCGTTAGAAGAAGCCATAGAGCAAGAACCACGCATTGATCGCATCAAGAGCATTAGTTATGAATACGACAGACCGAGGCGCAAAGTAAGCGTCTTTTTTATTGCGATTAAAACGGATGGTGAGCCATTAGAGGTTAGTGAGGTGATGGAACAATGAGCTTTGGATTAAGCCGAAATGGTTTTAAGCGCAAGCGCTATGCAGATGTTTTTAGTGAATCAGAGCGTAGAGCAAAAGAAATGTTCGGAGAGGACATTAACACGGCTGCATGGACACCTGTAGGGATTATCCTTCGTATACATTCGTTTACAGTAGCTCAGTTATGGCAGGAGACAGAAAACAGCTACAACAGTGGCTTTGTGCATAAATCAGAGGGCAAAACGTTGAGTGGTGTTGCAATGAATCAACTGGTGCGACGACGCCCTGCTGAGTTTGCATCAGGAGTGCTTAACTTTACAGGTGATGAAGGTACTGAGATTCCAGAGGGATCGCTGTTTAGTAATGATGACGGGGTTACGTATCGGCTCGCTGAACGTGTCGTAATTTCAGAGGACACTACTGACGGGACAGTGGTTGCCCTAGAGGCAGGCGCATTAAGTAATAGCCCTGCTAATACGGTAACGGAAATTGATACGCCTGTTGCGGGACTGGATGAGGTCACAAACTTACAAGCCATTGCTGGTGGACGTGATGAGGAAACGGACGGTGAATTACGTGATCGTTATGATCGCTCATTAACCTCTGGTGGATCGCCAACAACAAACGGTATTCGCGCTGCCGTCCTTAGTGTCGAAGGGGTGCGCACAGCAACGGTTATTGATAACACAACGAATGAGTCTGTAAATGGACGACCGCCGAAGTCTTTCGAAACCTATGTATTAGGTGGAGAGTCGGAGGATATAGCAAGAGAAATCTTTAGGCGCCGTGCAGCAGGAATAGAAGCTCACGGTGATGAGTTAGTCGAGATTGAGGATGACAGTGGAAACATCGTGCCAATCAAATTTAGTCGTGCGGAAGAGGTCCAGCTTGATATTGAGGTAGACATTACAGTGAATAACGAGTATCCATCTAACGGTCATGAGCTTGTGCGCTCTGCAATTATCGAATATATCGGCGGTACAGATGAAGACGGAAACATTTATACAGGTTTACAGACGGGGCAAGATGTTGTGTACTCACGCCTCATTAGCATCGTTCATCGAGTGCCTGGCGTTGCCTCAGTTGATTCGTTAACGCTTAATGGGGAGTCGGGGAATATCTCAATTGATGCGATACAGGTAGCACAGACCAATTATGAGCAAGTGGTGGTGTCATGACCATTACGAAACGTATGATTAGTCGATTAACAGACGCTTACAATAAGCGACCTGACAGCAATATCGGAAAGCTTCTTTATGTGTTCGGCGCTGATTTTGATGAGTTGCAAGCGACAAACAAGCGCATTGCAGAGTGGCGAGACATCGATCATGCACAAGGCGAGGTACTAGATGATCACGGTCGCAATGTTGGGCAGTGGCGTGGTGCAGCTAACGACAGTGTGTATCGGATACTCCTTAAATCGAAGGTTGCTCGTGATAATAGCACAGGTGATACCAATACGATCATTAATGTTTTGGCAATGTCTCTGGGCGCCGATCCAACGGAGATTAGAATTGAAGAAGGGTGGACAGGTGATAACCCACAGCCTGCGAGTATACGACTAATAGAGCTGCCAATATCAAGACTTAATGAAGTCGGTCTATCAAGCCAACAATTCGGACGCATTGTGGCTCACACTGTTGCATCGGGTGTGGGCGTACAATCGATAGATTTGCAAGGGACGTTTGAGTTTGGCAATACAGACTTGGATATTGATGAGGAAAAAGGATTTTCAAATGCGGAGATGGAGACAGGCGGTTATCTGGGCAGTATTTATGTGCCTTCTGATGATCGAGACTTGCCACTATAGAGGAGTGAAACGATGGCAAACTTTGAAAGTAAGCTACCAGTTTGGCAGGCAGAGGGCATCGAGCCTAATGATGATATAAAGCAATCGGGGTATCAGGAAGGCATGAAGCCCCCTGCTGAATGGTTTAACTGGATGTACAACATCACATATGAAGCTCTTAAAGAGATCCATGCAAAAGCAGAAACAACAGAGGGATCGACACTAAAGAAAGAAGAAGCGATTGAAGAAGCCCACAAGAAAGCAATGGAATACGTCAGTGAACAACTCGAAGATTATGACGAGGATGTTGAGTGGGACAATGTTCTAAATAAGCGCTACAACGTCATTGATCTCTTGGATAATGGCGTTAGTGGGAATGACTATCCTATTGGCACATCTCTAATGAGATTAACGGGTTCTGATGACACTAGCTATCCATTTAATTACGCCATCATCCGCACCGAGAAACTGGACACTTTTAGAATCGTACAACAGGCATTCGCATTCCGAGGGACAACCAATACTGAGTTATACCTACGAAGGTTCCACCCTGATAATGGTTGGTCGAACTGGGAGACGATTGATACTAGTAGCCAAATCGACCAAAAGATCGATAATGCCCTAGAACGCTACGAGAACGCATTGTCCGTGGACACTAAAACATTCGTAGCAAATGAAGATCAAGACCGATTCAATGTCGGCTTTGCGCTGTCCCGTGACGACCATTTTGTACAAGTAAATGTAAATACCACCTTACTACAAACCGATCAGTTTGAATTAGACGGGCAATACGTGGTGCTGGGCAGTGGACTATCAGAAGGCACATATGTTGAAGTTATCGTTTATCGCAACATCAGTAGGCACGTTGACGGAATAGACATTGCTCAACTCGAAGCACACTATGAAGACAACAATCGCCACGTCAACCACAGTAAACAGGAATATTGGAATGGATCAGAAGGTAGAGCCAATGGCTACACCGATGAAAAAGTGACAGAGATCAATACGAAGATCGGTCAAGTAGAAGGCGTAATTGCTGAAGCACAAGAGACATTAAACAGTCTCAAAGCTGAGGTAGAAGGGTTAGATATCTCCAAGGAAGCTATTGGTCTAGGTAATGTTCTAAATGTTGAACAGGCTAGTAGGGCAGAATTGTCTGAGCTAACTAGAGAAGTCGAAAGTATGGCTGAATCCAATTCTGATATCGGCAACACTCTAATCAATTTACAAGAATCAATTAGTCAAATGAGTGAAAGTACGGGTTATGTGATAGGCTCCTATGAAGGTAATGGCGAAAACAATCAGAATATAAATGTAGGCTTTGAACCAAAGGCAGTAATAGTTACTAGAGTTATTGATTCTGGTACGCCAATAGTCATATTAGCGACTAGGGCACATTCAGCCAGAAGTTCCTATGTAACAATACCCTTTCAGGGAAATGTTTTTAATGTCAGAAATAGTATGAACATGGGTTCATCAACCCATTTATACATTGCATTTAAGTGATTTTAACAGGGGACTTCCACAAAGGTGTCCTTTTTAACTATATTGATAAATAACGAGGTGATGACATGCCAAGACGCATTACGCCACACCAAACGAACGAAGAGTTCGAAACTAAAATAGGCTCGCAGAATAGAGCTAATCGCTCTAAGCGTGAAGCTATAGAAGAAGCCAATGAGTATTCAGATGGACGCCTTGACGCACATATGCAAAATGATGAAATACACCACTCACATACGAACATGGAAGCATTGGATCTCATCGAGAGGGACAGATTCAATAATCTGCTGTTCGATGGAGAAAGATATGCTACACAAAGTTCATATCGTGATCTAATGCGTGAGATTGCTAATATCAATCTTCATCTTGAAGCCGAAGATCGTGTCATCAATGGCGCTACTATCGGAGATACATTCTCGGGTAGTGGTAGCGTAGATGATGGTGGAATAGGCATATCCTATATTAGTGGAGTAGATTCAGGTATTAGCAGAGATGAGCGTGGGCTTTTTGCATTGAGCACACAAATGTCCCCTGCAATAAGAAGAACTTCTATTAATAATAATGGTAATATACCGATCATAGAGGATTTTGAGAATAGCAATGAAGTAATTAGGAGAGATGTAGATTATGCCATCACAGAAGGACATCAACGTTTCCTGAAAGTTGGTAATAAGTATTTTTATGTTATTAGTACCACTGTAAATGTCGAGAGAAGACATATTATTTATATCAGTGAGGACGATTGTGAGACTTGGCGAGAACATGCAGTGTTGGAACATGGCAGCAATTTTAGAACCAGTCGGTTTTGTGCTATGGATACTGACGGTAGTAGGCTATTCATTGTTTATACCTCTGCATCAACAAGCTCTGGAAATGCCGATAATACTTCTGATCTTAGGTTCTGCACTATCAGCATAGAGACCGGTAATGTTAGCAATAACAGGAGCATTAGAGGAATAAATAGAACAGGTGCAGTTTGGTCTGTTGCATATACACATCTTAGACCAACAATTCATTACAACGAAGTCAGAGACGAGATTCATATAGCGTGTGTAATAAATTATGCAGAAGACATCAACAATCATGGAGACCAACATGAAGGGAAGTTGAGACATTGGGTTTGTAGTGCAACTAATTTTGAACTGGACAATTGGAGTTCTTATTTTGTTGCCACCCCCTCAGAAACAAGTATAGCTACAGATGCATTTATTACTAGTGAATTAGATGGTGTTCCTATGCTATTTTCTATGGTGCTTTGGGGGAATCGTGGACTAAGAGTTCACAGAAATCGTTTCGAGAATGGTTCATGGGGAAATGTTAATTTTGGTTATGGTACTAATTTGTACTTGGGTAACGAAATAGATGCTCTTATATCCATGAGCTATGGAGACTTGAGGAACTATGCATTGGACTACCCATTGTTTTTCGATGTATATAGGGTTGTAGATGGAAATCATTATGTAGCCCATGATTGTTTATCTAATACCAATACAACAGTAGAACCTATCAAAAAATTTGTCGAAGTGAAGCGTATTACTACCAATGCCGCTTCAAGAATTGCTTCAGCTAACAATGACACTAATGCATCCATTTCCAGAAATCCAAAGATTTTTGTAGATACCAATGGCAGTGTTGCTTATGTGCTTACTGAACACTTTGTAGCTGGTCATGCCACGTACAGGTTGCGAAACACTTCAATAGGTGCTAGCTTACCTAGCGAATTGCTAGGCACAAATGATACGGACACAAGATTTGAACTACAGATAGTTAGAACTAGAAATCATGATATTTTCGCAGAAGTGACTTCAGGCGTTACTTCTAATATACCTCCACTAATTTGGGCGAAACGTGATTCTGATAGAGAATTGACATTCTACTTCACTGGTTTTTGGAGAAATATTGACAATTTTGAAGAAGGGGAAGGAATAAGTCAGACGGCAAAATATCGTTTAGAATACGACACCGATGAAGTTGTTTTGTGGATGCAAGCAACTGATAGTGTTGATGATATTGAAGTTTATCTTGAAGGCGTTGAGATGGATAAGAGCTATACAATAAATAGCAATGGTAGGGAGTTCCAATTCACTAAGCAAGTTAGTGAAGTTTTGTCTAGTGCAGAAATTCAAGTAGTTTTCTTTGCTAAATCAGGTGGGTCATCCACTGTCCACGTGTTAACTAAATTAATTGGTGGTGTATCCAATGCATAAGGAGGTACAGAGAGATGTCTAAGCCACGGCATAGGTTTCCATCGCCTGAGCAAAGGATGATTGAGCAATTAGAGAAGCTAATGGAAGATGGAAACATGGACAATCTAGATCTCATTGCAAGTATTTATGAGGAAATGATTGAGCAGAAACTAGATACCTATGAAATACTTGCTGAACAATATGAGTTGATCCTAGACCTGTTAGGGGGTGAGGATGATAATGATGAAACCGAGTCAGCGAGTAGTTAGCATGTATGTTGATTTAGTTAATGGCAAACGGCGTACGATTGATACTGTGCCTGTCCATTTGCAAGAAGAAGTGAGGGTGAAATTAAATGATCCGCAGACTGACGCGTAACATCCGCATTCGAACAAAATTAATCTTATTCGCCGTATTTGGCAAAGGAGCTGACGAAATGGTAACCGTATATGTAACGTTGATTGTAGCAGGACGAAGAGAGTTTGATTCCGTACCATTCACCATTAGAGACGAAGTGAGGAAAGATTTAGAAGCAATGGGGCTTAGTAGCTCAGGTCAAGTAGGTAAACTCATCTAAACGCCGATAGGGCGTATTTTTTTATGCTTAAAAGGGGGCATTGCATGGAGGTGATAAATAATCTCAAACCAGCACTAGCAGTTGTGTCGGTTTTTTTATCATACTTGTTTGGTGGATGGAGCGTACTGATCGGTGCGCTTATTTTATTTATTACATTTGATTATTTGACGGGTATTGCAGCAGCGTTTTACCGTGGCGAGCTGAACCCCAGAGTAGGATTCTGGGGGATACCCAAAAAGGTCTTTATATTTGGGGTTGTGGCTTTAGCGCACATGATCGACAAGGTATACATCGATCAGATGGGCGATCCACTCGTGTTTGGTGAGTTTGAAATATCGGTGATGGTCGCCACCATTATTTACTATTTGTTTAACGAATTTATAAGCATTTGCGAGAATCTAGGGCGCATGGATATGAACGTACCGTTGCCCTTAGCAAAAGCGATGGACATTTTAAGAGGGCAGTCTTACTACGAGGATAAGAGGAGAGATAACCATGATTGATATTTTAACGTTAGCATCTATTATTGCCCCTGTAACAGCAGGGATCGTGCAAGGAGCAAAGCAATTTCAAATTAGTAATCGCCTACTCCCTACAGTAGCTTTGATTGTAGGGCTTTTACTTGGCTTAGTTGCGTTCCCTATTACTGATTTAGAGGTAGTAGAGCGACTATGGTCTGGCGGTATCAGTGGACTAGCGGCAGTTGGTTTGTTTGAGCTTACGAAGCACGTTAAACCAAGCAAGGAGGGATAACTTTGATTAAACCTACTCTGAGGTGGGGGAGCCTTACACCGATCCGGCAAGTGAGACGCATCATCATCCACCATCCCGGCGCTGTCCGTTACTCTTATTTACAGGTCCATAACCAACATCGTGGGCAAGGCTGGTCTGGGGCAGGATACAATTACTATCTGCAAAAGAATCACGAATACTACGAGCTTAGAGGGCTAAACGTCGGCGCACATGCTGCTAATAACAACAGCGATTCGTTAGGTGTTTGTGTTGAGGGAAACTATGATGTTGAGCACATTGATGAAGAGTTATTCTTACGTTTTGTGCAGGAAGTACGAAAGCTTATGCGCCAACATGGTTTAACGGCAAATGATGTGTACCGTCACAGCGATGTTGGTAATACAAGTTGCCCAGGTCGTAACTTCCCGTGGGCGCGATTTAAGAGGTTGATTGGACAGACAGAAGAAGTGAAGTCAATTGTATATGGACCTAAAGAAAAAGAGGTGATTTATGTGAAAGCTGGAGATTTCCAATGGGCATCAGGAAAAGAACGTTTTGAACAAATCCTTAACCGACACGGTAACAGCAATGAACAAGAAGCTTATAAAAATGACGAGTTAACAGTTAGCGATGCATTTGGAGTTTTGGCTAAAGGTGTACTTGCTGAGCCGTCGCAAACCGTACCGGACACGCACAAAGAGGCTTGGGAGGATCTAACGAAGAGAGGCGTATTTAACGGGAAGAACCCGAACCATCCTATCACACGGGCGCAACAAGCTACGGTAGCAAAGCGGATTGAAGATGGTATGTAATTGGCATATTTCCATTACAAAAGTATTAACAAATTAGGCATTAAGTGCTATGATTAAGGTCCATCATTTGCTCGCAATGGTCGAGCGATTACCCCGTAACTAACCGTGCGGGGTTTTTTATACAAAAAAATGGCGCACTCGAATGTGAATGCGCTCAATGAGAGAAGAACTCGTATACCCGTTTCAGGGTATTAGATAGTATGCTAAATTAATCCAGTTTTATACATAAAAAAAGCACGCCCCTTTATGGGGCGCGTCCAGATGATGTATACATTTATGCGGGTTTTGGAGTGGACATTAATAACTTAACCCATTATTGAGGTTATATACATCGTTACAATAAAAAGACACGTCTCATTTTATTGAAGAGACGTGCCTAACCACAATATCATAACGTAAGACTGCTAAGAGAGAGGCATTTATATAATGCGCAAGAGTAAAGGTAACTATACATTAAAAATTAGTGGAGGAATTTGGAGGTGTCTAAGTCTCAGCGGGAGGATTAGACGTTGCCCTCCACAATTTCAGTATATGCGATCTAAATCTTAATGTGAAAGGCACGTTCAAAAGAACGTGCCTGCGGAATCGATACAGGTCTATGGAAGAAACCTTGATCATATGGTTTCCAATTTGAATCAGTATATACTAAATAAATGAAAATTTATTGACAGATAGGAAGGATAACAGTAATTTTAAAGGGGGACTATTGGTTGGTTAGTGGTTCTTACATAAGAAGTCTCGGATCAGGGGGGTCCGGGGTTTATTTGTTTAGATAAAGAAAACACGCCAAGGAGTCAAGGCGTGTCAACTGAATATCATAACCTAGGTATCTCGGGAGAGACATTTTGTAGTATGCGGAATAACTTATAAAATATACAAAAAAAGCACGCCCCATAAAGGGACGTGTAAAGATAGATGTATACATGCACGGGAATTGGATCGGGCATTACTAATGTAACCTTTCAGTGGAATTATATTCATAAAAAGGATATTTTTTTGTTCGATCTGTTGTCATGTGTAAACAGATATGGTATAATTAAACTATAGAAAGGAGGTAATAAACATTGAGGATTTAAGAAATATCGTTCTAATCATAGCAGGCATCATCGCAACAATTGCTAACATCTTCAACATCACAATGAAGGTTATTGAGCGAAGAGAGGAGAAAGAAAAGAGAAAGAAAAAAAGAAAACCCAATCGCAAGAAGCGAAAGGGCTAACAAAATCCATAGGTGAGGGATAGCGCCCCTCACCTTCTATACTATCACATTTGTTCAATCGTAAAACATGGAAGGTGGTAAATATGAAGAAATTGGACATAGCTTTTATGGTACTGGTTGCAGTATTTTTGATTTTTACGAATTGGTATGAATCTAAAACAGGTATCATCGCAGCATCTGTATGTGGAATTGCTTTAATAGCTATGATTGTAAATAATGCCATGAGGAGTAAGTCAACATGAATCATCATATTAAGAATCGTGAAGAGTTGAATGCGTTTATGCACAAGTATATCGTTACTCCAGGAGAGGCTACGGAGATGTTAGGTATTACACGACAGCGCCTTACTAAATTAGTTAATGATGGTCGTCTTATACCTGTAAAACAGTTTGGGAAAACGACAGTATATTACAAACCTGACTTAGAAGTTTTAAAGAAAGAACTCGAACTAGGTAGGGAAAAGTATAGACCATATGATCAATAATATTACGGGCGGGGATAGTTAATGAACAAGTTTAGAGGTTATCTATATAAGACTGCACGAATCATGGGTGATATAAATGCCATTAAAAAGGGTACAGTAGGGAAAAGAATAGCTCGTAGGATGGCGGGGCGCTTCACAGGTAAAGCAATATTCAGACGTATATTTAAATAGAGGAACACGCCCGAATATTGGACGTGTTCCAGTGGATTAGAATATCATAACCATAACTTATCTTTAGCAACTGTTACGTTATTATACGCTTTCAATATTGCTTATTACATCAAATTTTAAGTAGTGGATTTCGTCAACTGTATCTAAGATGTGGAACTGCTTTTGATTGTGATTTACAAAATGGCACTCACCTATGATTTCATGGAAAAATCCATCCTCCCAGTACACAAACCGTATAAGGTGCTTATACTCCATGCACTCCCCGACGATCCTTCCGAAATCTTCCCATTGTTGCTCATCTAATACTGGTTGATTAACTTTTTTATTGTTATGTTGGTGTTTAAGCCATTCTTCTCGTTGTTCAGGTAGTATCATCCTCATCGATTCCCAGCGCATGTTAGAGCCGGGACTTAGTTTGTTGCCTCTCACGATGCGATCACAGAGGCGTCAATAATGTTTTTATATTGTAGCACCCAAAAATCTTGTTTGTGCTTTACTATGATCTTTTGGTCACCATTATCAATCTTGGTGATTTTCCCGATAGCAGTTTGTTTACCTTCATTATAATAAGTGATGCTAATTAAGTTATTTAAACCTTGCGATATATTAATTGTGTTAACGATTGTTGACCAGTCACGTTTAATCAA